ATTGGAACGTCAGCCAAGGTTACGAGGAAAATCGCTGTGTTGTTTTTGACAGGATAAAGCCGCTGCAAAACTGCCGGGCTGCCGGTATGCGTGATGATAAAGCCGTTTTCCGCATAGTCTTGATTGGCGGAAACAAACGGCAGGCCAGCTATCACGGCGTTATTGGTGTTTGCCGTTGCCGGATATGTGACCTTGGCATAAGCAAAAACCATGCGGCCAATTCGGGTGTAAGCGCCAGTTGCAAGCGGGAATGATAAGCCAGCGCCGCTTGCATCGGTTGGCGTCCATGTCGCCTCGCGGTAATTCGCTAGCGTCTCATCGCCAAAATCAATACCCAAAGACGCGGTTAGCAGACCAGATGAAAGCAGCGTGCCGGCAATACTGACATCGCCGGAAATAATCGCATTGCCGGTTGCTGTAAGCGATGTAAAGCCGCCCGCCGCCGGTGTCGTGCCGCCAATGATTGCGCCGTCAACCGTGCCACCTGCAATGACTGGCGTATTAATGGCTGGGCTGGTTAGCGTTTTGTTGGTCAGCGTTTGCGTGCCGGTGACTGTCGCGGCGTCTGACTTAATGTCGGCCATAAGCTGACGAATTGCGTCGTTAATGCCGCTTGGCGCACAACCTTCCGCAATGTTAGTGCCGGAAATGCTGGTATTGCTGCCAGGCGTCGTGCTGTAGCTTGAGATTCCCATATCAATGCCTTCCTATGGAGGATTGTTGTAGAATTTTTGCAAATCCAAAGACGGATTAAACGGCACTTGTTGCGGCTGGTTTTTGTTAAAAATACTTTGCCTGACAACAGGAATCCCAGCCTCGGCAGCGCCTTTGCGAGCGATAATATCCGCCACTTGATTTGCTTTACCAATTTGCATTCTTGCGCCAAGGCCGCGAGCAGCAATTGAGCCAGCCGTCGCTGCGGCAGTTGCGCCTAATCCGCCGCCACTAGCTCCGGCAACGATAGGGACAAGCCTGCTTCCGGCAGTCCTGATTATGTCTGAGACAATGCCGGATTCAGCCGCTTTCTTGATTGCGTTTCTTTCCGTCGCCGTAAAGCCGCGCATTCTGCTTGGATTATTGTATAACGTTCTGAATCCAGATTTAATGCCAGTCGCTGGCTGTTCCATCATTTCAGCGCGGGAAACTATTCTCTCAATATCAGCAAGCCGACGCGATGCAGCCCAAACCTTTCTAGCTTGCACAACAGCGTCAAAACCATCCTTGCCACCGATAAAATGCTCCGGTTTGGCTTCTTCAATCATGTTCCGAAATTTGCTTTGAACATCAAGAAGCTTCACGCCCTGCTTGGTCAATTTGCCTTGGTCAACAAATCCATCAATTGCATCACCAAGAAGCTCATCAAATTCTTGAGCAGCTTGCAGCGTTATCGGCTTATCCTTAATGGCCGAAATTCGTGCAACCGCTTGAGTGAATGGACTATCGCCGCCGACAATTTTACCAATTTCAGTTTGAGGCGCTAATTTCTGAACCTCATCAACAAATTCATTGGTAAATTGAGGCGTTAAAACGCCTCCGGCTTGATCTGCTTGCTTGTAAAGATTAGAGCCAGCTTGGCGTAATTGGTCAGAGTTTGGAACAATCTCACGGCTTAAGACATGACCAGCCGTAGCAGTAGCAAGAGGAATGGCAGCGCCCAAAGCGGCCCCAAGCTTAGCATTGTCAACGCCAGATTGGATGCGTTCTTTGGTTCCGCCTTCTCCTGTGCCGTATCCGTATAATCCGCCTGATGCGGCACCCGCCAAAGCACCCTTAGCCATACGCGCCGGAATACTACCAGACCTAAGGCTATTCCCAACAGTGGAGCCGATTTTTGTTGCTGCACCTGCCAACCCCGTTGCTAAACCACCACCCAATTGCGCGCCGACAGCCATAATGGGATGGTCATTAATAAACCGACCCTCAAAGCCTCGTTCTGAATTTAGCGCCTCATCATAATACTTGGAAAGGTCGTTTATACTTTTCTTGTCCCAAGCCTTCATCCCTGCCGCCGTTGCGGCAATAGCCTCATCACCGAAGCCAAAAGTGGCACCTTGAACAGCCTGAGCGGCTAAGTCGGCAGTCAAGTCCCGCTGTGGTTTATATGCGTTTTGATCTTCTGGCGCTATTGCATTAAACACCTTGCTGAAAGCGTTATCCATAGCAGAGGGTTTTTCAGCAGGTGCCTGTGTTTGCATGAAGTGGCTTGCAGCGTCGTCAATATCAGCCGGGGATGAACCATCCGGCAATTCTAACTTTTGGCCGCTTTCAAGCTGAATAATCATTCAATCACCTTGTATTTTGTGCCTTTTGGCGTAACCTTGTATCCCCCTGGAAGCTCATCAATTTGGATTCCGGCAGGCATCATGGATTGCGCGGCATCGCCAATCTCGTTAGCGCCTGGGGGTGCCTGGGTGCCTTTATTGAGGTATTTTGCGTTGAGCGACTCAATGACATCTATTGCCGCCAGACGGTCGCCAATTGGAATTGAACTATCGCCAATCTTTCCGGCCATAGCTTTATAAAGCGCCGTGTCCTTATCAGACTGCGGGCCTTCCATGCGCGGCATTTGTATGACCAGACGCGCCCCGATTGCTTCAAGGCCGGCATTTGCTTGCGTTTGTTCGTCGCTAACACCAACAAATCCCTTGCCAGCATTGATAATGCTACCAATACCGCTTCCAGTGGCTTTTGGCAGTAAGTTGCGCGCTTCACCGAGTAAGGTTTGTGCGTTGTTGGCGTTCACAACGTTTTTGCTTTGCATCATTTGCAAATCTGCGGCGTTCTTCCCCATGCCAGTGGCTTGAGCAATGTCACCAGCATAACCAAGCTTCGCGCGTTCGCCGCCCGATTCCTCATAGAACTTATTCAAGCCCTTTGCCTGCCCGTAACCCGGCATTGCCACCGCGTTGCCGTTTTCGTCCAACGTTACGCCCTGACGCATTCCGGTCTGGTATAGCTGCAAGGCCTGCGTGAATGTCATGCCAGGATTATCTTGCATAAGCTTCTGCGCAATCGCACCAGTCGCGCCGCCGTTCATGGTTGGCTGTGCGGTCACATAATGCTTGGCCAGGTCTTGCAATGTGTTGCCGGTAATCGGCATACCAGCAGGCAGGCCAAATTTCTGCGGCAGGTCTGGATGCGACCCCATAAAATCATTCATGGCTTGGCTTTGCTGCATATCCTGCATAGCCTTGTACTGTTGCGGCAATTGCTGTGCATACTGATCTGCGCCACCTTGAAAGCCGCGCAACCCGCTGGCGAATGCCTGTCCAAAGCCGCCACTTGGCCCAGGACGAGGCGCAGCAGATTCAAACATATTAGCAGCCGCATTAAGCCAGCCCGCTGTAGAAGCGTTGCGGCGCTGTTCTGGCGTCATATATTCAGCGCCAGGAATATAGGTGCCGATGTCAAATAGCCCCATAATCGCCCCCTTTACCGAATTGCCGAAGAAAACGCGCCCAATCCCAAAGCGCCAGCGCCCAGGATGTTGCCCCATTGGTTCGATGAAGTCGGCGTTGTGGTTGCCGATGAACCGCCGTAATTGCCCTGGATAAGGCCGAGATATTGAGCAAGCTTATTCGTCGGCAGATTTTGATTGTAGTTCCACCGCTCAATGTCGGCATCCCGCAGGCTTTGCGCGTATTGATCTTTTGCCGTGCCAACATCGCCAAGTGCATTAGCATTCGTAATGCCTTGGTTTTGCAAGTTAATGCCTTGACCAACTGCATTAACCTGATTTTGGCGTTCTTGCTGATAGTTCTGGCCGTAGGTGTTCGCGTACAGGTCGTCCAGATTTTGCCCAAGCGTCTGATTGGCGCGGTCTTGCATAATGGCCTGCATTCCAGAGCCATAGCGCCCCGCGCCAGAGAAATTCGCCGTCTGTCCGTTCACAATATCGTTGTAGCTATTGGCGATGTTGTGCGTGCCGGCTGTGAATTGCGCGTCAAGGTATGGGTTGCCGTATAGATATTTCCCGTTAAGCGTGTTTTGCGTTAAAGCTGTGGCCGAGTTCTGCAACGGGTTATTGGTTACGCCGCGCTCCAACTGATTATAGGCCGCTTTCGTGGTGTTCGATTGCGGCGCAACCGTTGAACCCTGGTAATAGCTTGGCGTGTTGGAATAGTAATTCCGCTGCGCATCCGCAAAGCCCTGCTTTAGATAAGGTTGCTGCCCTGCCCAAGGGTCTGATTTTGTGACAGTGGTATTCTGCCCGCCGCTGTTGCCGCCCATTTAGATGTCCCTTCTCATTGTCGTCCAAACGATAGACCAATTCTTCAAAACTCTAGTCCAGCCAGGCCGGCAAAAGCCCTCAAGCTGCGAACAACCGCGCTCTTTGGCCCACTGCGCTATAACGGTTTCCATTTTCAGCCAGTCTTTCATGAATCTGCCCGCAATAAATGGCATTTGGCACACGCGGCGATGCGGGTAATTCGCTATGACCGTCACCAGACACGCGGCAACTTTGCTATCAACCAACCAAATCCAGAGTTGCATGTCTCTTGCTTCTAAGAGGCTGCGAATATCGTGTATTGAGTAATCGTTCTGGCTTTTATCAATGGCTTTTTGTAAAAGCGGCGCGACTTCCGGCCAATAGAGTCCAATATCGTTAGCGAGGACGCCGGTTAGCAATCATCACCACCATTTCATCAATGACCCAAGGCCATAGATACCGGCAGCACCGAGGCCAACAGGGCCAAGGGCAGGCATTAATGAGCTTGCGCCAGCTAACATGCCGCCTTCCGCTGCTGCACTGCCTGCTGCTGCTGCGCCTGCGTCCATAGCGCCGCCTGCAAGGGCAGAGTTAGACATGATCGAAGCGCCAGCACCCGCCGCGTCAGCCCCGCCGCCGAGCAATGCAGCGCCATCAGCACCAGCGCCGATAGTCGGGAAAGCAGATTGCGCCATTGCTCCGGCTGCACCATCAGCGCCGTAAAGCGCCGGAGTCATGAAGTTGCCGCCAGCCGAGCCGCTAAATAGATTAGCGCCAGCCTGTCCAACGGCTTCAGGGGTGCCTGCTGGTGCCATTTGAGTAAGCCCAGGCGCTGGGCCTAGAAACGCGCTGCCGGCCTGCTGTGGCCCACTGCCGGCCATCACAGACGCCGGATTGACACCGGAAGGCATCGTCATGCGACTATAAAAATTGCTTACTTTGCCGGGCAGTGCATAGGCTGTTTCACCAGCATTATAAGCGCCGATCATGCCCTGCGCGGTTTGCAATGGGTTGAACGGCGCAGGCTGCCCCTCAGATTGTGCAACCGAGCCACGTTGCGGCATTCCCGTCTGTTGTCCAGGCTGTTGCACATTGGTTGGCTGCATCATTTGCATACGGTTAACGTGCTGCGGAACTCTGAAAGCCATGTTTTGCCCCTACCCTATGATTAGAACCTGAAAGATGCGATCTGTTTGCGCGTTGTTGGCATGTGAGATAACCGCAACACCGTTTGTGCGGGTTGCGTCATCGACGAACATAGTCCCGGAGCTTAATTCGGTTGCCGCGTTGGCGGTCTTGGGCAGAAAGCCAATGAACGAATTAACAGAAAGCCGGTTGTCGACAAGTTCCGTTGTGCTTACGCCAGCCGCAAGGGTTAGCTCGTTGACTGCATTAATCTTGCCAGATATGGCCTGATTAATTGAGCTTGCCAGCTTGCGGCGATGCTCAATATCGTTAGGGTAATATTCCGGAGCTGTTGGATAGCCGCGAAATGTGGACATTAGAAAGCGCCCAAAGGTCTAGCGTCCTCAACATCAAAACCGCTTATGTGGTTCCATTCAGAGCCAGCAGGCACTTTAATACTTACGCGATGATAACGCCCTCTTGACCGCACGCCAACAAGGCCAGTGCGATGCAGTGGCGTATAAGCCCCATAAGTCGGCGCGTCTTGAATGCGGTCACGCGCTGCCATAGCAAGGGTGCAATCTGCCGTGTCAACAATCGGCCTGACGTAATTGACTAATGTTTGCTTGCCAGGGATTTGCTCAAACTCGCTTGACTCAACACGCGCCGCAAGATTTACCCCGTCGAAATAGCCAAAACGGTTGTCCGTATCAAAGCCGGCGAGCCGATCACGGCCACCAATCCAGGCTTGAGAATCCAGAGGGTAGGCCAAAGTCTCAAGCGTGCCGAATGAGTCCAAATCTTCCAGTGTCCGGCCAAATGTCGCGCCGCGTACCAGGATTTGCAAACGAACATCATCCGTTTCGGTTGCTGTCCAGCGATCAAGCGACAGGTTATAAATCAGCACGCGATTGCAAACGCCGCCAGAGCCGGCAGCCGGATAGGCGAAGAATATCAAGCCGCGTGACGGGTCAACCGCAGACGAAATCCGATCAAGATACGTTGAATCCAGCTCAGTGTAGAAGAAACGATCAATCTTGTTCTTGCCGATTGGCTTAGAATTTGAGCCATCGAACATTTTTATTCCATCTTCGGTGACGTAGAAAGCAAGGCCGCCATACTGCGTTAAACCACCTGGAGAGATAAGCCCTAACGCGCCCTCAACAGGATAGATGTTGAACACGGTAGGCATTCCGGCAAACGCCATACGATAAACAGCCCGCTCAAAGAACACTGCGCCGTCTGCCGTGCCAAGATTGCCAATAATGCCTTTAATGTGGCCGTGGGTGCCGACAATATCCTGAAAGTCTGACAAGGCATTGGCTGCCGCTGTCGTTGCTGGCGTCGGGAAGTTTGTCGGGTCGTTAATCGCGCTCCAATGCACACGCTGCGGCCTGGTTCCATAGGTTCCGTCCGTTGTATTGGCAAGAACCAGGAAATCCCGCACAACCGCGCAATATTTGGCCTTGAGCGTTGTTAGGCCTGTGGCGATCAAATCCTCAAATAGCGTTGAGGTGCCTTCTACATAGCTTTGCGGCGGGTCATTGTAATTGGTGGCGATAACTCTTGTCCCGAATTGGGTCATATTCCACTGTGTCTCTGCTGCCGTGGTATAGCCGCCAACTTTGGAAACATCGGAAAACGCAACAGCGCCAGCAGACATGCGGTAAAGCTTTGAAACGTCACCCGCGAAAACGCGGAAATCGCCAACATCATCAACGGCAGAAAAAGCGCCTTGGCAGCGTGCGCTGATTGCGTTGGCATATGCGCCTAAAGAGCGTTGCGGGCCGTAGCTTGTTGGTGTTGCCGGAACCACGTTGAAAATCTTATCACTTGCAGCCGCAGGCATGTCCGGCATGTCTGGCGCAAATTCCGAAACTGGAATAATCGTCATGGCGTAGAAGCCACGCGCATACGCATATTGCCGCCCTGTTCCGCAGAGTCATCCGTTACGCGCATTTCCTCCAGCATACTATCAAGCTGGGCTGCCTTGGCCTGTTCGCCTTCATAATCTTTGTAATAGCAATGCGCCTCGGCCAAAACTGCCGTTAGATAAATCTTAGGATGGCGCGTTAAAAGCCAATTCGTCGGCGCGCTCTCGCTCAAAGACGGCAGGCTGTAATACAGGATTGTTGCCGTGTAAGCCGATTCAGGCGTTGGCATCACGCGCAATTGATTGCCGACAACAGTATAATAGCGCGGCTTGCCGTTGACGGATGTTAGCGAATATTCACGATCTGCCACTTGCGGGGAGATGTAATCCAATTCAGACGGCGAGCTGTAATTCAGCATGACCTTACGCATACGAATAAAGCCAGTCGGCAAATTCGTATAGCTTGCTGAAATTGCAAAAGCATCGTCTTTGGTTTCGCCGTACCTGGAGCGGATGCGGTTAAACTTTAGCCGTAAGGTATCTTCCGCGAGCGTAATCCAATCAACACATTTAGCCATAGCGTCCGCTTCACCGTCGCGGATGATGTATGCAAGCACCGTATCTTTCAGGCCCGCATAATTATCTAGCGCCATAGCTACACCCTACCTTGCCAAATGCGAAAAGCCGAATGGTTTGCGTCGTTGACAAATTCCTTAAGCACTTCGCCTTTGAAATCTGTCATTTTTAGGCCACGCTGATTAAGCCACGCATTCACCAGCACAACAGGGAACCGTCCAGCGTGCCGCCATTCACTGCCAGGCGTGTTTTCGCGCAACCCAGAGACTTGCCCTAGGATTGGCTCAACATCCTGTAAGAGTTCATGCGTGAATGTTTTGTCTGTGTCGTCATAATGGATAAAATCAACAACCCCATCCGCATCATCAATTTTCATTGCGTCAGGCGAGCGTGATTGGATTTTACCCATTTCTTATGACTCCAACGGCGTGATGTTGAGTTTTGCGCCAACAGCCTCTTGCAGGTAAGAGATTGTGTCGTATCCGCGTGTGTGGAGAATTACGTCAAAGTTTGGCGACAAAAGAACATCGTTATTCGTGCAAGTTCCAGCGCCAAACGTAAGTTTGACGTATAGATTGCCAGTGACCTGCAAGCGAATAAACCGCGCCCTTTGCCCGTCTGCGGCGTTTGGGACGGCAGTACTGGCAGACGTGCCGCCAGAAACTACCGTTATCCCCGTGGCCGCGATGCGGTAAGCATCATCATAAGCAACCGGCATCTTAGTTACCGATCACAAGCGCGAAGCCAACCGGCACAGCACCAGAGCCGCCACCTGACGGGGTAATGCGAATGCAACCGCCATCTGTGACGGCATTCGTAATGCCAGGGGTTAGCTGTGCGCGGCCAACATTGCCGGCAGCCGAGCCAGTAAAGGCAATCGTAACAGTTCCGCCTGTGATGTTGGTGAAAGTCGTGCTACCTGGAGCGGCATAAGCGAGCGTCCAAGTCTCGTTAGCAGTTGCCAGGGCAGCGCCGAGAGCCACCTGGAAATCTTTAATGCGACCAGGGCCGGAAACGGGAATATAAATAACCGTCGCCAGAGCATCACCGATAACATTAACCAACTTGTCACCAATCGCCAGTGGTAAGGGAGTAGCCATAATTAAGTTCCTTTCTTTGGGGTTTCGAGAATGACAACAAAACGGCGCGACTCGAGTAAAGTTGCGTCTTTGATGTTGATTTCGTAAGTTTTCCAGTAATCAAGCGGCGCATCATCAGCCCAAGGCTTGTTTTCTGATACGCAGCGCACCCAGACTTTGCGCGTTTCGTCGCCTTCGATTTTAGCAAGAACTTCCGCAGCTTTTGGCGGTCTGCCGCGTTTGGGTTTCAGCTCATCAGCTTCGATTTCTGCGGCAAGTTCTATATCTGAAATCATGTGTTTCCCTTGTGAAGGAATGGGGATGGCCGAAACCACCCCCATTCAGATTAGCCAGTGTTAGCTGGTCGTTAAGTCGGCAATGATTGCAGAGCCGGCCTGGTTACGCGCTTCAAGCGTGTATTCAACAACAACCGCGCCCTTGGTGGCGTCGCCGGTGGCTGCAAGGTCAATGGTTTTCATTGGCCGCAGGTAGGCAATGCCCCACAAGTCAGTTGTCATTAAATGCAAGTCACGGTCACGGCTGAAACGGTTCGCCACGATTTTATGGCTGCCGAAATCAGACACATAAACGTCAATTGCCGAATGCAGCGTTTTGTCTTTGCTGCTGTCATCAATGCGCGAGACGTTGCCAGCGAAAGAGCTGATAACGGTCTTGTTAAACGCACCTGACATAATCATGTCAACATCGCCGCCCGCAGTCCAAACGGATTGCAAACCAGCTTTGAGCAATGATTCATTCAGTGGCCGCTGTGTGCCGTCAGTTGCCGCTGCCGTGGCGCTACCATTCGCACCGCCAGCACCGCGCTGGGCGTTCGTGGTGTACCAAGACGTTGCCGAGGCCAAAGCGCGAGCAGTGGTGGAGTTCGCGCCAGAACCAACCGGAGCTTGGTTGTTCAAAAGCGTGAATTCCATATCGCGTTTCAGTTCCTTGGCGCGCTTCATCAACTGATAAAGCATTTCCTTCGTGCGACCGGCTTTGTTCACGGCGTCTTGAGTGCCGGAAACAACGGTCGTTTTGTAGGAAATCTGGCAGTAGTTAGAAATGCGGGTCGTGACTGCGGGCGTTGAATAGGTGAAGTCGTCACCTTCAAGCTGCGCATTCGCTGCCGCTGCTGCCAGCGTGTCAGTTTGCCATTCGTGCTTAACTGCGGTCGCCTTCAACGTAGGGCAAGCCCCAAGAAAAGGCGTATCGGTGGGCGAAATATTGTAGATGGTGTCTGCCAAATCTTCGCGGTTGCCGATGGCAGAGTAGGTTAAGAGGGTACCCGTTACGATAGACATTGCGTTCTCCCTTGGTTGAGAGAGCGGGCAATTATCCGATCAAGCCGGCAAGGATTTCAGCCTTTTCACGGTCGTTCGTTGTTTTGCTCGCTCGTTTGAGGAGCGCCATTTTCTGATCGTCAGCCAAAGAGGCTTGGCCTGTCGTGGCCGTCGCACGGAGAACCTTAGTCGGTGCAGTTACCGTTTTCTTGGTCTGCGCCGCTTTCATGTTCGCCTGATATTGCCGCCATGCCATCGCATCTTGCAGAATGGGAACATAACGATGATCTTGGATTACCTGCACTTCTTGCGGTGAAAACCCATAATATTCGACGGCTGTTTTACGCACACCATCCAGTAAGGCTGATGCTTTCGTAACGTCGCGAAATTCTGGGAATTTCTCGGCTAGCTGCTGGTATTCTTTGGTCAAGTGTTCCTGCAACGAGGCTTTTTGCAACTGTTCTTGTTGCTTGTTCGCCATGTCGAGCGTCATCCGAAAGGCTTCATACTCGGACGCCCTTGCGGGGTCTGTCGCTTTGAGCCTCAGATAATCACTTTCGCTTTGGATGTCTTGGAATTTAGCGGGCAATAATTGCGCGGCCATTTGGCTTAAGCGTCCTAGCTCCGTCAAATGTCTGGCGCGTTCAGTTTGATACTGTTGGCGCTCATCATCGGTTGCCCGAATCTTTTGCGCCAGCTCAGTAGAGCGTTGTGTAAAATGACTGTCCGCAGCTTGCTGGACACGTGTAATTGTTTCTTGCACGTCCCTTGGCAGGCCTTTGAACAACTCCTTTTCGTCGCTCCGCCAACTTGCAGGTGGCTCGATTGGCTTTTCAGCTTCGAGAGGTTCCTGTTCGTCGGGCTTTTCTTCGGTTTCTTCGGTTAGCTCCATTTCTGAAGCTCCGGCTTCACCTTGCTTGGCAAGGCTATTCTTCAATGGATTCGTCTGCGCTGCCGCATTGTCAGGCGCTTCAGATTCTTCCATAATTTGCATAGCTTTGGTTACGGCATCATCAATGCCAATTTCTTCATCTGCCATATTATCCTCAGTTGTTAGATTGGTCGTGCCAGAATGGCCGACTTCTATTTCCCGTTTTTGGCGGGAACCTGTTTAGCCCTTTGAGGCTTCGATCTGCGCGTTATCAACCATTGCCTTAAGCCGCAGTTGAATGTGTGCCAGAGCTACATTCAGAAAATACATATCCTCGCGGGCATCCTTGGCGTCCGCCGGAGATTTTTCCCATGTCTCGTAAGTCTCACGCTTTAACGCTGCAATCACGGTTTTGAAGGCATCGCTTTCCAACAGTTGACTTGCTGCCGCGCCGCGTCTGACAATTTCTTCGTTCACTGAACCCCCGTTAAGTGTTGTAATATGGGATTTTGCGGTTTGTCCCGTTTACATTCACAATCATGTAGCCAACTGGCGTTGCCGGCAGTGTCGCAGCGCCGCCAGCAGCACCAACAGTGGTTGCCGTTGTCGGATTGGAATAAGCCACTAGCTTTTCCATCGTCAGCAATCCGCCGAACACGTTCGAGACAATCCACGCCCCACTTGTGGCCGAGCGATTGCCGCCATCAATCAGCACCTTGCTGCCTTGCGTGCTTTTCAGGTCTGCCGTCAAAGTGTTGCCGGTCAGATTGCCCTGCACAAAAATTACGCCGTTGCAATCCGGCTGGAATGCGATAGTTGGGCTATAAGCTTGGTTGCCAATGATGTTGCAGCCGTAACTGTAGGCATCCATCATAATGTCTTTGCGATAGGTGCCAGTCGGCTGGTAATTCGTCACGCCCGCAAGCGTTGTTGCCCCGCCACCTTCCGCCGCATTGCTAGAAATGATGCGGATAGGATAGGGTACGTTTTCCCACCAGTTAGAAATAAACGTCGGGAACACACCACGGCCAATATAGCCGTATTGCGTTCCGTTTTTGTCGTTTGCGCCTTGGGCATTGCAGCCAGTGATAAGGCGATTGCTTTCCGAAAAGGTGCCGTGATCTTCGATAAACGCCAGAGCGCCGACAACATTACCCCACGAGAAATTACAATCTTTAATCGTGAAACTGTCGTTAAACTGGCCGGCTGGGCCGTAGTAAACGCTTGGATTGCCGGTTTTGATAAACCCAATCGCGGCGTTTGCATGGTTGTTAAAGCTGCAATTCTCGATATGGATTGAAATTGTGTTTTCACCCACAAACCCATAACGCTGATTTTTGAATACGCAGCGCCGAATGATGCAGCCAATAGCATTGCCAAGCGTAAGACCTGCCCCATTCGTCGGGCCTATGATCGTCAGGCCGTCCATTGTGGCTTGTCCGCTATCAACCGACCAGCCGGACGTATCGCCGCCCAAGCCGTTCGTTCTTGGATAGGATACAAAGCCCTTTTTCATGCTTGCCGCTGGGTCTGTCGTCAGGCCGGCATTCACAAACCTAATCGTTGCACCATCCGAAAAGATGCTGCCTTGGAAATTCCGCCCCGCCGAAGTCGTCAGGAATATCGAATTAGCGCAACGATAAATGCCGACGCCGTTCGAACGCGGAAAGAAAATCTGCCCCAATGGGTTGGCGTCAAGCGCCGCCTGAATAGCTGCCGTGTTGTCCGTGCTGTCATTACCAACAGCGTTGTAAGGTGCCTTGGTAACGTCAACCAGATACAGGCCAGCCGTGCTTGAAATGGTCTGGTTTGGCCATGTGCCGGTTATTGTGGTGTTCGCTCCGGCCAACAAGTTAGGCGTTGCCGTACCAGTGCCGCCGTTTGCCTTCGCCAGCACGCCAGAAACGTCCGTAGCGAGGTTTGCTGTATTGACCGTCGCTAGAGTACCAAGACCTAAAGCCGTGCGCGCTGCTGGCGCTGTCGTCGCGCCTGTGCCACCGTTTGCGATACCAACAGCCGTGACACCGCCGAACACACCAGCGTTGTTAAATTGTATTTGCCCGCTTGTGCCGCCCGGTGAAGTTGCCCCGCCGCCACCGCCACCCGTCGCCGTGATGGTTTGATTAGGCCAGGTTCCTGTGATTGTGACATTCGCGCCCGCAATCAGCGAAGGCGTTGCAGTACCCGTACCCCCACTTGCCACGGCAAGAATGCCTGTCGTGTTCGTGACCAGGTTAACCGTGTTCAAAACAGCGATATTGCCCAAACCGAGCGCCGTTCTTGCGGCTGCTGCCGTTGTTGAGCCTGTGCCGCCGTTGGCAATAGGCGTAGCGCCCGTAAGCTGCGTTGCGGCGCTAACCGTGCTTGCTGTCGCCAGCGCACCAAGGCCGAGTGCTGTTCTTGCCGCTGCCGCAGTCGTTGAGCCGGTGCCACCATTCGCCAGCGCCAGTGTGCCAGCAAGCGTAATCGTTCCTGCTGTCGTAATTGGGCTGCCGGTGACAGTTAAGCCAGTCGTACCGCCAGACAATGCAACCGATGTTACAGAGCCACCGCCGCCACCACCACCGCCAGAGCTGTCAATTGTCTGATTGGGCCAAGTTCCAGTGATGGTTATATTCGTCCCAGCCACCAAACCAGGGGTTGCCGTGCCGGTGCCGCCCTTAGCGACTGGTAAAATGCCTGTAGCGTCAGCCGTTGCCAAATCTGCGGCGCTTTTGACTGCCAAAGCACCAAGACCGAGGTTTGTTCGAGCTGCGCCAGCGTTTGCGCCGCCCGTTCCGCCATTGGCAACCGGCAAAACACCAGAAACACCCGATGTTAGCGGTAATCCCGTCGCATTTGTCAGCGTTGCAGACGCCGGAGTGCCAAGATTTGGCGTTGTTAGCGTCGCGCCGGCTGCAAGAACCACGTTTCCGGTGCCAGTTGACGAAATACCGCCAAATGCGCCGCCGTTATTGTACTGGATTTGTCCACTTGTCCCGCCTGGAGTGCCGCCCCCACCCCCGCCGCCGCCTGTTGCAGGCTCAAGCTCCCAAGTATTATTGGTTACGTCAAAAGCCCAGGCCGTTACAGTGTTGGCGGCAAGGCTTGTCGGCGCACCGCCCATGCTTTGCCCAGGCTGCAAGGTAATCGTTAGCGCCGTAACGATCTGACTTGATGTTAAAGCCCAGACTTGACCATCGCACGGCACTGGCGGCGGTAAAACCGTCAGCGTCGCCAGCGTGCCTGCTGGAGTTAGTTCCGTGACATTCGCCCAATCGGGGCTAGTTACAGTTGTGCCAGTCGCCGGAGAGGCGCGAAAGATTCTCCGGACAACAGACATTAGAAATGCGACCAGACTTTAGCAGGCGAGATAATATCGAAAGCCGCTTTTGCCCAGCCAACAGCAAGGCTGGTAGCGCCGCCCTGTCCATTTGCATCGGCTGGCGTTGGATGTACTTTATCCCCGCCAATTAGGCTTTGATCGTTGGCCAAAAATGAGTATTCGTCAAACCCCATAAAGGTTTTTGGCGTTGCGGCCACAACATTACGGGTTGCCGTGTAGTAGCTTTGCAGTAAGGCCGTGCCAGCTTCAGTGTGGTTCGTGCCTTGTGGCCGCAGGTAAGGCGGGCCATTGAATATAACGGCATTAGCACCCCAGCTTATGATGCTGTTGGCGATGCTTTGCAGGTAAGCCTGAAATTGCGCCTGGCTTTCACCGCCTGGAGGCGTTGAGAAGTTCACAGACGAGTCATTAGCGCCGAGATGCACCAAAACTGTCCAGTTAGCCGCGCCAGCTTTGACCACAAGCGCCGCAGCCAGAGCGGGTGCCAAATGCGTTGTTATCCAATCCGCGCCATTTGTGCCACCAACGCCACGGTTTAGAACAGTAACTCCCGTCCCATCATTAAACAGCGCGTCAAGCTTTTGCTTGAGAATGTCGCCTGCTGCCTTGGCATCCGTTACCGCAGTTGTGCTTGCTGAGGAGCAAGTCGTCGTGTTGTAGCTATCACCGATCAATAGGACATATTTCGGCGCATTCGGCACGGCTGCCGTTTGATTTGACGTGACAGTGGCCGCAACGGCATCCGTTACTTTGCACTTGTAATAATAAACCGTGCCATTGGTCAGGCCGGTATCAACACGAGTGGCACTCGTTGCGCCTGAAATGAGATTGCCCGCGCCAGGCGTAAAGCCAGACGTTGTGCTGCGATACCATTGATATGTGTATGGGCCAGTGCCGCCCGAAGGCGTAACCGTGACGGTTGCCGTGCCGTCGCCGGATGCTGTTCTTATTGCAGAGTTAGCCGCAAGAGCCGAAACGTCAGACGTATAAGCGTCAAAGATACCGAAAGCATATCCGGCTGTTGTCCAAGCGTAGTTTGGCGATAGGGCCGTTTGCGTAGACGAATAAACCTTAAACGCACCAGCATGAGCCGTGCCAAGTGGTGCCGTTAGTGCCGTGTACCCAGAAGGCGGCGTAACCGTGCCAGCTCCGGATTCTGTGCCGAGAATGTCGAAAATGATGCTATTGGCGTTTAGCGTATCCAATGGCGGCGCGGTTGGCGCGAGAGACGTTGCAACGCCTGGCAGCTTATAGGTGGGGAATGTCGTGCTAGGGTCAAAGGGTGCCGTGGTTAGAACGCCACTAACTGAATAAGCAATTAGGCGTTTAGCGTCAGAAACGCCGGTTGTATAATTTGCGGTAATCGTCCCGCCAGCATAAGCCGAAGTCGTGACCGCATACCACATTTCAACATTGAAATTCGCGGTCGCGGTAAACAGGAACGATAGGCGCTTAATCCAGGTAAGGCCAAGGGTATCGGTTACAGACGTAATCGCGCCGCAGCCTTGCGTTGCGCGTGCGATAAACACAATAATGTTGCTGGTGCCGGTCGTGGTTAGCGTTAGGCCGGGATTGGTAGCGGTTACGCTGCCAGAATTTTGGCCGTCAATAGCTAAAGCCATATTAGTACCGTCCGATCAAAGTTGTTCCGGCGTCAGGAGTCGAGATGTACAGCACGTCAATTCGGCCAGCCGCCGTGTTCAGCAATGGCGCAACACCGCCAGGCCACTTAATGCCAGCCGGCAACGTGGCAATGCGCCCCGCAGTCGCGTCTTGGCGCAGGATGAGCGTGATGGTCAGCAGTTGGCTGGCTGCACCGCCAGAGATGGTAAATGTACAATTGTCGTTTAGCGTCACGTCATAAGCAACGCCGCCCGTACTTGGAAAAGCCAAGTCACGCGCTGTGCCTGATGCTGCAATGGTCGTTAGTGTAACCGCGCCACTGCCGCCGCCGATGGTCGTCCAGCTTGTGCCATCGCTGTAATACCAAGTGTTGCCCTGGTCAGTGGCGACAATAACGCCATGCTCGTACTTGGCCGCTGCCGGAAGTTCTGCGAGGGTCGCAACCTCGAATTTAGGTGTCCCTTTAGCCATTTAATCCCTCGCTGCTGAATTCTTTTTCAAGCGCCGCGATAACGCCCTGCTCAAGTCTCTTATTCGCCATCGCTGCATCAGCCTGGATTTGCGCAACGGCAATCTTGGTTTGGCTCTCCAGTTCAGCAATCCGCATCTGAATATCAGCCTGAAACATGACCTGCTGCGAATCCGACTGTTCTTTGGCAGCCATCTTTTGCAGCTTCATCTGTTCAGTCTGAACCCGCATATGTTCGATTTCGATTGTCGGGTCTGGCGGAGCTGGCGGAGGCGGCGGCACTGTGTCGGGGTCTGTGTAATAAGGCTCGATTGATTTCCAGCCAGCCGCCTGGATAACCTTCGCCAGTTTGTTGTAGATGTTCTTGGCATTCAGTAGCGGGCCTTGTACGCCGCCCTGTAGCGCAACAATGCGCTCATCAAGGCTAAGCATACCCATCGCCTGCGCCATCGCCTGCGACTTACTACCCAGGCCAATGCCAACCGATACAGTGACATCCATGCGGGATTTCCACTGTGTCGGGTCAATATCAACCCACTTACCGCGCAACTTGACGGTCTGCGCCTTGTCGCTATTGGTGCAAACCAGCTCAAAGATGCGCCGGAACAACCGCTTAATTCCCGTCTCGGCAAACACGCGAGCGATCAATTCAAGCCGCTGCTGCTGATTGTTGTCGAGAATGTTTGCGCCCGTTGCCGAGCTGTTCAGAATATTTGGGTCAAGCCCTGCTGTTCCAGGTGAAACGCCGGTTCTGTTCGCCCGCGTTGCATCCATGTATTCAACCATTTGGAACGCTTGCGGCGCTGCCATGACAGTTGCGACCGGAACAAGCGCATTCGGATTTTTCATGCGGATAATTCCGCCTGCGCGAGCATCAAGCAAATCATCAACATTCACTTGACCATCAACAACACCAAGGCGCGGCTGATTGGCTAGATAGATGCTGTCCAACGCACCACGCAACAGCGCGGTCTTGATGTCCTGGATGTCTTTGGTCTGGTCGAATATCCCATAACCATAGAACCGATGCGGGTCTGGGTATGGCGTCAGGCTTGAAAATGGATGGTCGTCGATTTCTTCATTGCTCAAGATTGCGCCGCTAACAACGGTGCCTTCGCCAGCAACAACAACCTTGCGCCATTCTGCAATTCCGTCACCGTCATAATCAACGCGAAGATACGCCTCTGTAATCCACACCTTGCGCATTGTCTTATCAATGCTCTCGCCTTCAATGCCAGGCATGGTGTTTTCTTCGCGGAATCGCTCAAGCTTTTCCTGCGAATATTCGGATTCTTCACTGCGAGGAATATTCATAACTGTATCGCGGTCGAAACCTAACTCGATTAGGTCGCTAACCGCCATCTTGCGACGCCGGCCAAGAAATCCAGCAGTCTCAAGACTAACAGCACGCTTTTCAATAATGAACTCATCAGGCGGCACGTTTTCGATAACAATCTTTTTTACCGGCTTGGATGCGATGATTGCGCAATCAAACAACATTGGCGGTGGCGGCGGGGGCTGCATAGCCATCTGCCCCGTCATCGGGTCGATAAGCGGCATTCCAGATTGGTCTATAACAGGCTGCTGCGGTGCCGGTGGCGCATATGGGTCTGGATAAGAGCTACTATCAACAACTTCATAAGCTGGGTCGTTCTGGATGATCTGAAATTGCTGTTCTGTCAAACCCTCGTAGCTATCACGCTGGCGGCTGATGCGCGTTTCGTGCCACGCCATAACCACGCCGTTACGCTTAAGTAAGGCATCTTTGAACCAAGTATAAAGAACCTGGAAGCCTTCATTCTGTTGCAGAAACAGCCAGTTGAGATAGTCGGTCGCCTGCTCCGCGTCATCCTCGGCATCTTGCCGCGATGGCTCCATGATAACCACTTGGTCACCGCCTGCGAAGATGCGCATAAGGCTTGGCATCATGCTATCAACAGACTCGGCAACGTCGCGGCTTACAACTTGCGATCGGCCTTCGATTTCGTCGCCGCGTGGTTCGCCGCGGTAATACTTATCAGCTTCAATCCGCTGCGATGCTAAAGCGCCAGTGCCATACCATTGATGGCTGTTCTGCACCTTCTCTTGGATGATCTGGATAAGGCTGCGCTCCGGCATTTCCTGCGGGTTGCGCGTTTCCTCTTGTGGACGTGCTGCAAGCAAGGCTTCGCCAAGACCACGCAAATGCGGTGTATCTTGGCCGAAGTCGATCATACTAACCTGCTAGCTCCATAGTTAATTGGCTTGCCCCATGTGGCGGCCTGGCCGATTGAATCAATGCCCAATGCAAGGTGCCGAAATCCATCCGCGCCATGTGACGCCCAATCGTGCAATGGATGCTCGCGGAATGTTTTGCGGTTTTCGTCGTATTCGCGGCGATAGTTACGCAAGGCCGAGACGCCATCGGATGTCTTGGATTTAACAAACCGGCAACGCTTGAGCAGAAGCCGCGCTAAGTTAATTCCATCGTTTATGCTGCGTTGTTTCGGCAGGATATGAACATCATGAAACTGTAGCTTGGCCAGGGCGTCAACCCATGACGTGTTGACTATTTCCTTCGGGTCGTCTGCGTCACTCGGCATGATAAACTTGCCATAAACGTATGGCCGCTTGCGCATCTCGCTGGCATACCATTCAACGCCAACATTGTGACCTTCGAGGTAATCAATCAGCCTGACTTCGTGGCCGACAAGCTGAAAGAACCATAGCGCGGTCGTGCCACCAACATCCCAAGCCACATTGACGGCGACGCCTGGCTCGTGCTCGAGGGAACCACCAGCACGTACCAGACCTACGCAGCCCCGGCCAACTACATC